AAAATATACTCGCCTAATAGGGGGACACAAAATGGCAACGGATTTATTTCGTTCAGTTTCGGATTTCTTCAACCAAGTTGAAGGAAAGTTTGTTGGTTATGATGAGACGTTTAGTCTAATATCCAGCTTATCTACACATCCACAGAGTTTGAATTATTCTAAAGGGTACCCACCTTATAATATTGTCAGAAATGGTGATAATATTCGTATAGAGCTTGCCGTTGCAGGATTTAGTGAGAAGGATGTCAGCGTTGACGTACAGGATAGTGCTCTTATGATTAAGAGTATATCAAATAGTGACGAATCTGACACTGATTTTCTTTACAAGGGAATTGCAAGTCGTTCGTTTGAGCGATCATTCCATCTTGCAAAGACTGTTATTGTTGACGATGCAAAATTGGTTAATGGTATTCTTACCGTTTATATGCATAATGAAATTCCTGAAAACAGACGTGCAAGGAATATTCAGATAAATTCTTCTAAGAAGAATGAGGCAGAATTCCTTCGGGATTGAATTAATGGAGCCCCAGTTATGCTGGGGCTCTTTTAACAAAAAAACTAATCGTGTTCTATACATCTATCCGTAGATTCGGAAACCAGATTTTTCATCGTGGTTATAATAATGGTGAACAATTTATTGACAGAGAAGAATATAAACCAACTCTCTTTATTGCGTCCGATAAATTAAGTGAATGGAAGTCTTTCTATGATAGAAAGAATATGATTCCATATAAAACTGCTGATATGGCAGAGGCTTATCAGCAGATAAGGGAAGGACAAGATTATCTTCCAGTTCATGGTAATAGTAGATTTGAGTATCAATACCTTGTAGAGAACTATCCAACAGATGTTAACTATGAGTTTGAACAGATACGAATTGCAAATATCGATATTGAGGTTGGTAATGATGAAACTGGTGTTGGATTTCCAGATGCAGTAACAGCTGATAGAAAGATAACCACCATAACAGTTGAAATTCATGGAAAATATTATGTTTTTGGACTAAAGTCTTATACACCAAATACCGATAATATAGTATACCACGAATCAGAAACAGAACATCAACTATTAAATAAGTTTCTCCATTTCTGGAATCAGATGAAGCCAGATGTGATTACGGGTTGGAATACAATGCTCTTTGATATTCCATATTTGTATTTTCGAATTTCAAATGTAATGGATGAGAAGCAAGCAAAGATGTTATCTCCATATGGTGTTGTCAAGGTAAAATCAGATAAATATTTATCAGTTCCTTACATCGATATTATGGGCATTGAGCATCTTGATTATCTACATATCTATCGAACATTTACATTCAAACGCAGAGAGTCGTACAAGCTTGATTATATAGGTGAGGTCGAACTTGGATTAAAGAAAGTCGACTATTCTGATTTTAAATCATTGTCGAAGTTGTATGAAAATGATTTTCAGAAGTTTGTTGAGTACAATATTCGTGATGTTGAGATTATTCAGAAGTTAGAAGAGAAGCTTGGTATCATCCATCTCATAACAACACTTGCATATATTACCCATGTCAACTTTACAGACACATTGAAACAGGTTCGTATGTGGGATGCATTTTTGTATTATGAGATGACGAAACGTAAGTTGGTTATGCCCCCATATACAAAGAAGAGTAAGGGAGAGAGATATGAAGGTGCATATGTAAAACAGCCAATTCTTGGTAAGCATAATTGGATTGTTTCATTTGATGTGAATTCTCTGTATCCAAACTTATTAAGATTATTGAACATCTCACCAGAAACATTACGTGGTAAGAAGATTAGTGGAACTGTTAATGATTATTTGAGTCGTAAAGTTGACTTAACGAATTATAAAGATTTCTCAGTTGCGGCTAACGGTACGGTGTATGACAATAGTGTTGATGGACTGATGCCCCAGTTGATTAGGGAGTTGTATAATAAAAGAATTGTATATAAAGAACGTGCACAAATTGCAAAACAAAAATTACAGCAGAATAATATATCTGAAGAAGAGAAGATAGGCCTAGGTAAAGAAGTTTCTGTTAATAACGTTCTTCAGATGGCAATTAAGGTAACACTTAACTCTGCATATGGTGCATTAGGTAGTGAGTATTTCTTTGCATTTGATATAAGAATGGCAGAAGCGATAACTCTAACAGGTCAATTAGCAATTAGATGGGTTCAAACTTCAATTAATGATTATCTCAATAAAATTATTGGAGTTGATAAGGATAGGTGTGTTGCGATTGACACAGATTCAAACTATTTTGTTATGGACGATCTCGTTAAGAAACTGTTGCCGAATGAGACCGATAAGAACAAGATAGTAACATTTCTCGACAAACTTTCTAAGCAGAAGATTCAGCCAATTATCGATCAATCATTTAAAGATCTTTCAGAATATCTCCATGCAAAAGAACCAGAAGCAATTGAGATGGATCGTGAAGCAATTGCAGATGTTGGATATTGGACTGCAAAGAAACGATATGCATTGAATGTGTTAGACATGGAAGGTGTTCGTTTTAAAGAACCACAAATGAAATTGATGGGTCTTGAAACTGCAAAATCATCTACTCCAAGCATCGTTAGAACATTTATGGAGAAGGTTATTTTCTCCACATTGAATTCAGATGAAGACAGTACACAAAAGATGATCGCAGAATATCGGAAAGAGTTCAAAGTTTCTTCTATAGAAGATATATCGTTTCCACGTGGTGTAAATAATCTTATCACATATGCTCACTTTAAAAATATATATAAGAGAAGTGGTGAGAGAGGCGAAAGGGGTAAAGGATGTCCAATTCATGTTCGTGGATCTTTACTGTACAATCATTATATCAAGGAGTATGGTTTGGATAATCAGTTTGAATTAATTCAGGAATCGGATAAAATCAAGTTTGTATATTTAAAAGAACCAAATCCGATACATGAAAATGTCATTGCATTTCCAGTGTATTTTCCAGAGGAATTGAATTTAAATAAATATGTTGATTATGATAAGATGTTTGAAAAGACATTTGTTCATCCAATGCAGCCAATCTTTGAAGCATTGAATTGGTCGATTAAGAAAGAAAGTACATTAGAGTCATTCTTTAGTTAGCATATGTTTATAGGTATTCTTAATATAATTGCAGCCGTAGTTTTATCTGCGGTATCTGCTTATTTTTCGGTCACAGGTATTCGTATTATATTCTCTGGTGCACTAGTTGGTGCTACACTTATGGGTGCATCATTGGAGTTCGCAAAGATAACTGCTACGGTTTGGTTGTATACGTGGTGGAAGAAGTCGTCTCGATTACTTAGATATTATCTTATATTTGCGATCACAGCTCTCATTGTGGTTTCTTCTATAGGTATCTATGGATATCTTGCCCGGGCATATGTTGGGCAAAGAAATCCTGGCCAAGAGATAAAAAATCGTATAGAAAGAATTGATCAGAGTATTTCACGAGAGGAAAATACAATATCACAAGCTGAAGGTGCTTTTATGCAACTTGATGTTGTTATTGATAGGTTATTCGAACTTGATTATTTGGGATATGGTATTACAAAGAGAAATGAGCAGAAACCAGAGCGTGATGCACTTAAAGTTACTATTATAGAAGCTGAAGATGAAATTAGCATACTCTTAGATGAGCGATTTCAGCTGAAGAATGCATTTGATGATTTCTCTGTTGATGTTGGCCCAATAGAATATATTGCTGTTTTGTTATATGGAGAAGATGATGCAGAGAGTAATTTTGATAATGCTGTCCGTGTTCTTATTGTGCTGTTGGTCTTGGTTTTCGATCCATTTGCTGTCCTTCTTATGGTTTGTGGTAATGTTGCTGTTGATAAGTCACGTGACCGTAAGAAGCGCTCTTATGTTAGGAAGAAGGTCGTTCATAGAGCAAAGAAGAAGAGTAAGAAAAGGAACGAGCCACCTATTATAAAGGTTAAGAAGCCAACCAAGAAACCAGAAGTGACGGTTGATATGTCTCAGTTTGTTGATCCAAATGAGATCAAGAATGTGAAGAGTAAATTGAAGCGACCATTGCAGAGGAGAAAATCTTGACAGAGGGGAGTCAATGTGGTATAATGTATGCAGGAGTAATATAGATTGTCGTTTTTAACAAATATTGCCGAGATTACTGGTAATCAGTATGCGGCTCAGGGAAAGACAACTAATGATAACAGGACAACGATTGACACAGGTTCGTATGTTCTTAATGCATTATTGTCTGGAAGCATTTACGGTGGTGCATCAAGCAATGCTGTAACGGCATATGCAGGAGAATCTGGTACTGGAAAAACATTTTTAGTATTATCTATCATTAGGTCATTTTTGGAATCTAATGAAAATGGTTCGGTTGTATTCTTTGAATCAGAAGGTGCAATAGATAGGTCGATGTTTGTTGATCGTAATATTAATGTTGACCAAGTGTATATTGTACCGGTAACCACAATACAGGATTTTAGAACACAAGCATTAAAGATTCTATCCTCATATGAAGAGCAGAAAGATAAAGAACCAATTTTATTCGTTCTTGATTCACTTGGTATGCTAAGTACCAATAAAGAAGTAACTGATGCAGAAGCAGGTGATGATAAGAGGGATATGACACGGGCTCAACTCATTCGTGGAACATTTCGAATCCTCAGTTTGAAGTTGTCTATGCTTGGTGTTCCTATGTATATCACTAATCATACATACCAAACTATAGGTATGTTTGCAACACAGGAACTTGGTGGTGGTAGTGGATTGAAATATGCAGCTTCTACTATAATAATGCTGTCCAAAAAGAAGGTTCAGGAGGAGGGAAGTGTTGTAGGGAATATCATACACTGTAAGACATATAAATCAAGGTTATCGAAAGAGAATCAAATGATAGATATCAAGTTATTTTATGATACAGGAGTTGATAAATATTATGGATTGCTTGATCTTGCAGAGAAATATGAAATTGTCAAGAAGGTGGGAACTCGATATGAGTTGCCTGATGGACGTAAAGACTTTGGTAAGACAATATATGAGTCTCCAGAGAAATATTTTACCGATGAAATGATGGAAAAACTCGATGAAGCTGCTAAAGAAGAGTTTTCATATGGATTTAGAGGAGAAAAAGATGGCGGACAAATCGCAACGTGAAAAAGATAAGAAATCAAAACAAAAGGTTTCGAAGGATAAAAAGAAGAAGGAAAGTCCAAACTATTTGAAGGGGTCGAAATTTGATGGGAAGGTAAAGGGATAATGGAATCAGCTGATTTTACATATAAGAAAACCAAGATATTTATAGATGAAACAAATGTTGAAACATTTGATCCATTTGAATATCTTGAAGTAGTTCCAGTCAAGGATAAGAACGTTGAGGATGATGATAATATCACTAATCCATTAATTGTTCGAGTTTTTCCTTGGAATGAGGGATTTGTTGGCATGTCTTTTGTGATCGGAAAGATTGATGTCAAAGAGAATGATAATGGTACTGCATCACTTTCATACAATTATAATATGTTAAACAATCCAAAGGATCTTCCGATAGCTGAAAATAATGAGATATCAAGAGATAATGAGGATAATGAGCTACTTGACGCATTCATAGGTCGTGTGATAGAATCATCATTAATCAAGATGTCTAATGATAAGGATTTTATGAAAGCTGTGATGGAAGAGGATGTTGAGGAAGTAGAGGGTATTGTTGTAGATGATGATGATATACTAATTAGAGACGGCCGGGTCGATTAAGATTACGTGAGGATAGAAACTTTAATACTCTCTAATTTAATCTATAATGAATCATATTGTAGAAAGGTTATGCCTTTTTTACAAAAGGAATATTTTCAGGTTAGGAAGGAATCGATACTTTATGACATAGTTCAGAGTTATTTTCAAAAGTATAATTCATTACCATCATTAGATATTATAAAAATGGCCGTATCTGAAACTGGTGGTATTACACAAGTAGAGCAAGAAGATATACTTGAATATGTTGATGAATTCAAAGTAGAATCAGTTGATAGTGAAGATTGGCTTGCTGATCAAACAGAAACATTTTGTTCAGAACGTGCAATACATAATGCAATTTTAACCAGTGTGGATATTCTCGGGGGTGAAAATAAGCAGTTTGATAAAGGTGCAATTCCAAAGTTGCTTAGTGATGCACTTGCAGTTTCATTTGATACCCACATAGGCCATGATTATGTTAATGATTCAGAAGATCGGTTTGAGTACTATCATAGGATAGAGAAAAAGGTTCCATTTGATATGGATTCATTTAATAAGATCACACGTGGTGGGTTCTCTACAAAGACACTGAACATTCTTTTGGCTGGAACTGGAGTTGGAAAGAGTCTTGCGATGTGTTCTTTTGCAGCCTCTAATCTATCTATGGGATTCAAGGTCTTATATATTACTCTTGAAATGTCAGAAGAGAGAATTGCAGAACGTATTGATGCAAATCTTTTACAAACCAATGTCGGAGATCTTGAATCATTACTTAAAGCATCATACGATAGAAAGATTGAACGTATGAAAGAATCAGTTAAGGGTCAGTTGATGATAAAGGAGTATCCAACTGCATCTGCGAATGTTACTCATTTTCGTTCGCTTATCGATGAATTGAAGATGAAGAAGAACTTTACTCCAGATATCATATATCTCGACTACCTAAATATTGCAAGTAGTTCACGAGTTCGTATGGGCAATTCTATTAACTCATACACGTATGTAAAATCGATTGCTGAGGAATTGAGGGGTCTGGCGGTGGAATATAACATTCCAGTAATGACAGCTACACAAACTAATAGAACTGGTTTCGTTAATTCAGATGTTGATCTTGGTGATACCAGTGAAAGTTTTGGACTTCCTATGACAGCAGATATGATGTTTGCTATAATGACCAGTGATGAAATGCAAGAGAATGGTCAGTTTATGGTTAAGCAGCTGAAGAATAGATATGTTGATCCGACATTTATGAAACGTTTCTTGGTTGGTGTTGATTATGCACAAATGCGACTATATGAACTTCAGGGTGAAACTAAAGTAGAACAATCAGATGATACATTTGTTGATATAAAACGAAAAAGAAAGCCAATTGGTGGTGAATTTGTTTTCGGAGAAAAAAATGAATGAAAAGAAGTATGATTTTTTAGAAGACATATTTATTACTATATCCGATAAATGGCATGAGAAAGATCGTAATATAAAACTTAATGACAATGTACGATGCAATATTGATTATTTGACATATTTATTGAATGTAATAGATGCACATCGAGAAACACGACATGTGGATTTAGATTATACTCCATTTGTGGCTGGTTATCACTATATAGTTTCTAATATCACTGATTTCAATTCTCTGGTTGAAATAGTAACCGGGTCATATGGTAATCGTGCTTTTATTGAAACGCCAGAAATAGAAACTGGATTAAATCAGCTGGAATACATGGAAAGAGATCATTTATTTAAATCCTGTGCAATTGAATATATACGTGGATTTTTGAAAGAAATGTGTGGTGCGGATAATGCTGAGCGAATGAGTATTGAACATGTGTTAGGACAAAGTATTTTCGGGATATTTCGTTTATTGATTATATGTATGTTTTATATGGAACAATCTTACGTTCATCATCACTTTGATGATGATGATGTAGATGATTTTCTAAGAAATTTTGATGGTAAAAATGATGATGAAGAGATGATGACAATCTAAATATTATTATTAATTCCTTGAAAGGAAGGCAGAAGTTATGTCAGATATAAATGAGCAAATAAGAGATTCTCATGGTCAATGGCAGCCAGAAATCCTTCCATCTCCTTCGTCAATTTTTAGTTGGCCACCAAAATTTCTGACAATACTGAAGGGATTGGGTCGAGAGTTCTTTCACTGGAGAAATTTATTTTATATGTTAGTTGGTGTAATAAGTTGGCTGTTTCTTACACCAGACCTTTCTCGTACCAGTACATTTTCAATTGATTGGATTTCTGAAATATACCTACGAAATTGTGTATTTTTAATTTTAATTGCTGGTGGACTTCATCTAAGACTTTATATAAAACGTGCTCAAGGAACTGAATATAAATTTAGTGAAAAATGGCTTGGTAAAAATAAGAAGGGTTTCCTTTTTCGTAATCAAACATGGGATAATATGTTTTGGAGTATTGTAAGTGGATGTACTATTTGGTCTGCTTATGAAGCAGTTACATTATGGGCTTATGGAAACAATCTTCTACCTTATGTTAGTTTTCAGGAACATCCTATTTATTGTGTTCTATTGCTATTTGCGATTCCTATCTTTAGACAATTTCATTTTTATTGGACACATCGATTAACACATTGGAAACCGCTATATAAATCAGCACATTATCTACATCATAGAAATACAAATCCCGGCCCTTGGTCAGGACTTTCCATGCACCCTATCGAACACATTTTGTATCTATCAGGTGTATTCATCCATTGGATCATTCCATCACATCCACTTCACGCTGTACTTCATGGTATGCATGCCGGTTTATCTCCTGCTGCAGGCCATTCTGGATTTGAAAAATTGAAATTGAAGGAAAATCAAACGATTCAGAATGGTGGATATTTTCATTATCTACATCATCGTTTTTTCGAATGTAATTACGGCAATGAGGGGATACCATTAGATAAATGGTTTGGAAGTTTCAATGATGGTAGTCCAGAATCTCAAGCTTTGATGATGAAGAAGATGAAGAAGATGAAGATGAAGGTTAGTTGAAAATCTAAATATTCTATATGAAAAACTATCGTTGGTTTCTTTCAGAAGCAAATATTGCACAATTAAAGCATCTCGAGCACCTTCCAGAAGCTATACTGACAATGGGGTATGAGGGCGCAGAGGAATCAATTGAAGTTCTGCGTTCTCTACAGCAGGATTTATCTGGAAAAACAAAATCACCGATTATTAAATCTCAAAAGTGGGATGGAGCTCCTGCTCTTGTCTTTGGTATTGATCCAGAAGATGGTAAGTTCTTTGTTGGAACCAAAGGTGTATTTGCAAAGTCTCCAAAAGTTATTAAACAAAAATCAGATATTCGTGAACTGATTAAAAATCGTGCTATTCATTCAAAACTTGAGATTGCATTAAAATTCTTACCAAAGATTATACCTACTACTGGTGGTGTATATCAAGGTGATATGCTCTTTACAAAGGGTGATACATCAACCAAGACCATTGATGGTGAAGAATTATTGACGTTCAAACCAAACACAATCGTCTATGCAATTCCAACTGATAATTCACTTGCCGATAGTATTCTTCGTGCTAAGATTGGAATCATTATTCATACAACATATACAGGTACTGGCCCATTACAATCAATGATTGCCGCTCCTGGCCAAATAGATATATCCAAGTTTCGTAAATCATCCAATGTTTGGTTTGATGACCCATATGTTAAAGACTTATCTGGTAATGTCACAATGACTGCATCGGAGAGTCTTAAGGTATTGAAACACGTTTCAGCTGCTGAAAGTATTCTAAAGAAAATCAAAGCAAATGATATTGGTGAGTTGATTCATTTTGCAGATAAACTACCATCATATGCAAAGAGTGGTGGTAGTGTAGCTACATTTCTTAATAGTTTTCTTAAGGCATCAGATAGTGCATCATTTCCTAATCCCGGCGAGGGAGATAAGTATGCACCACAGTTTCCCGACTTCCTAAAAGCAAAGTTTATAAACAAGATTGATACTCTTAAAACAGATAAGGGAAAAGAAAAAGTTCAGCAAGATTTGGATAGATGGGGCGACAGAATTGATGTGAAATTGGTTAGTAAGGTTATCAATTTTATTG